TAACACCGACTTGATTGCCAAGTGTAAGACAGAGCTGGAGTTGATGCAGCAGGAGCTCGCATCTGCCAAGGATAACAATTCATATCGAACACTCGAAGATCTCAATCTCATAGACGACATACACGATCTTCTCCACGGCGACAATTGGTATGAAGAGGTGACCATCCATGAACCGTCTGTCGAGATCTACCACAGCTTCTCTTCAAATTCAATCGAGATAACTGAGGCAAGCGGTGAGATCGAGGTAGGCATGGGTAGCGCACAAGCAGAAGCCTTTGCTATCGATATAGTCAACCTCATCAACGAAAAGATCACCACCTACGAGAAGCACAAAGAGAAAGACTACGTTGCTCCACAGGTTGACTTGGAGAAGAAGAATAACTAAATTGCAATAGGTTCAAGGTATAGTTGGGGTACTACCCCAACTTATCTTGTGCCACTAACACAACATCATGGGAAGAACAAAAGACCTACGAGACAACATCCCCTTCAGCCCCAAGACCTGGGGTTCGATGGAAGAGTTCGCAGCAGCTATGGGCTGGGATCTATCACCTAACACCAGTGAGTTTGTTCACAAGAGTTGGGATCACTACAACGAGCTACTGAGCAACGGCTCGCTGTTTGACTGGCTGCAACACCACAACGGTTCAGAACTAAACCTACTAAACCAATAGAGAGATGAGGCTCGTAGTTAACTTCGGATTATTCTTGATAGCAGGACTGCTGGTAGCAGTCTTGTTTCCTTTTGCAGTGGTGTTTGCTATTGTAAAAGGGATCTATAAGCGTAAGCTACGTGACTGGAGTATGACTATGAATACCTACTTCTACAGCATGGCGTTTGCCTTGGACAAGTTTGGGAACGTGTTGATAGCCCCAATGTTTAACACCATCATGCTTGTTACAGCTCCACAGTTCCTGCTGTTCGGCAACCCCAATGAAACCATAAGCAGTTGCTTGGGTAGGAATGATATGCATGGCAACCTTAGCTGGATGGGTAGCACCCTGTGCTGTCTGTTGGATCTAATAGATAAGAACCACTGCGAGAAGGCAGCAATAAAATTCATGGAAAACCAATAGAGATATGAAACAGTTTGATACTTACTGGGAGTACTTACTCCGTCAGAGCAAGCCTTGGGCTAGGCTCACAAACATCCTTATCACCCCTGTACTCCTGATCATGATGATCGTAAAGGGTGTGGCTACTAACCAACCGTACTTCTGGATCGGAGCCATCTTCGCAGCCGTGATGTGTGTGCAGCAGCACCGCCACTACTGGACGAAGTGGGATGAGAAGTACCGCAAGAACCCTGAAGTTTAATTGAACACCTACATAAATCATGAAGCAAGTAGAATTAAAGTATGCCAAGCTTGGTAACGTAAGCACCTTCAAGTTTGAAGGAGACTTCTCTAACCGCAGAGTTGAGAAACAAAAATCCCTTGAGGACATCCTCGAGAAGGATGGTGTATTCACTGTACCCATCGTTGTCACCCCTGACATGGTGATTATAGATGGCCAACACAGAGTAGCAGCAGCTAAGTCTGTGGGTGTAGACAGCCTTTACTACGTCATAGCAACCCGAGTTGGCGGTTGGGATACGTCTCACGTCATTGAGTTGCAAACCAGCAAGAAGTGGGGTGCTATGGATCACATCAGCGCCCATGCTAAGTCTGGATCAGAGGATTACATTCGACTGGAGGATATCTTCAGCGAGGATCGCTCCCTGACATTCACTCACGATGGTGAGGAGAAAAGCTGGAAGCTGTTGGGTGCTGTTTCTGAGATCTACATGGACAGGACTAAGATCAATAGCCCTGTTCGCTACATCAAAGACAACAGCTACAAGCTGGACGAAGAGTTCGGGCAGATGGTTACAGCAGAGATCATCAATGTCTTGAAAGTAGTTGGGCCTGACTTCTACACCAGATCAAAACTGGTTCGGGCAGTACGATCAGTTCTTACAAACTGGGATGAGGATAAGTACGGAAAGTTTAGCCCAAGCAAAACCTTCAAGAAGGCTATGCGTAACAGCTTGCTTCCTAACAAGCACCGCTGTGGTGACTACAACAACATGGTCGCACAGTGGAAGGTGGCTCACTTAAACGCTCAGTCATGATCGACCCATTGAACTTCACTGAAGAGCAAGTTCACATTATATCACGCATCCAGAAGCAGTCCTTTGAGAATGGGCTGGTCTGGGGCGTGGTGTACAGCATAGCCGGGATCGTTGGGGTGATTGGAGCCGTCTGTGCTGCCACCCGATGGGGACATTTGCTCTTCTAGAATTTGGAATTACGTAAACACTTTAATACATTTGCAGCGGCACATGAAAGAAGCAAGACAGGACATCCTAGATGCCATCAAAATCTACTACAAGGAGCTCGGATTCAGACGAGACAACTCCAGAGTTACACATCAGGCTCAGGCCCGTACAGCACTATCCAACGTCATGCGAGAGCATGGTATGAAGTACGAGGAGATCAAGACCTATGTGAACAGAGATCACTCAACAATCATCCACCACTGTAAGCACCACGCTGATGAACTCAAGACGTGGAGCGGGTACAGGAAGACCTACGAGAAGTGCAAGGCTATCGTTGGGTCAGCACTGGTGGGTGACCTCGATGACATGATCTCCTACCTGAAGGAGAAGCAGGATGCTTTGCAAGTACAGATTGACGAATACCTCAAGAAGAAAGAAGAAAATGATGCGAGGATTAAAGAGCTGGCTGCGGACGGCGTTGAGATGTGATGACGTATACGTTGTCCACTTAGACCGCAGAACAGAGCACAACAAAGTACCAGCAGAAGTCGCTGGCGTTTTCACCCACGAGTCTGATGCGATTGAGTTCGCACACCACTATAACAAGTTCCTCACAGATGGTCTGATGGAGGCACATGTAACAAAGCAAATCACAATTTAATGAGTACCTACAAGTTCAAGACCACCAAGATCAAAGGCAAGGACTACGTCGAAGTAAACGAGCGTATCAAGTTCTTCCGTCTGGAAAAGAAGTACGATGGCTGGGCCATCCAAACAGAGTTCCCTATGCTCACCTCAGATGAGGCGCTGTGTCGCTGCACCATCACCAACAGCGATGGCATGGTCGTAGCACAGGGGCATGCTCATGAGCTCAAGGCTAACGGCATGATCAACAAGACCTCCTTCGTGGAGAACTGTGAGACATCAGCCGTAGGTCGTGCGCTGGCTATGCTCGGTATCGGTATCGACACCAGCATTGCTTCGGCTAACGAAGTTGAGACGGCTATCGCCCAGCAGGATGCCAAGCCCGCAGCCAAGAAGTCTATCGGTAAGCAGATCCAAGAGACTGCTGACGAGCTCCGTGAGAACATCATGGACAAGGCAGTTGCGTACATCAAGTCGCAGACCAACAAGCAGAAAGCATTCGATGCTATCATCGAGAAGTACGGTGATGCTCTGACTGCCAAGCAGAAGACTGGACTGCAAAAGTTTGTGCGATGATCCTGTCAGCACAGCTGCACGAGAGGTACGACAAGGCTCACTTGTCGTACTCCTCTATCAAACAGGCTCTGACCGACATAGCTCAGTTCGACCGCTACATGAAGGGCGAGCTACGCTTCACGTCAGATGCGCTGAACTTCGGGACACTGTATGACATGCTCTTGTTTGAGCGTGACAAAGCAATGGATATGTACATCGTCATGTCTGACGACAAGATCCTCGATGCTTGCAGCGAGAAGACACGTAACTCCAAGCGCCCTCAGATGACCAACGAGTTCAAAGAGCGCAAGGCGTTTATGGCTGAGCAAGCTTCAGCTTCAGACAAGATCCTGTGTAGTACAGAAGACTGGAAGATGGCGAACGAAATGATCGAGCGCCTTCACGAGTGTGGACTGATTCAGTCCCACATGACTGGTGATTATCAAGTGGAGTTCAATGAGGACATCCAGACATCTGTCGGGCCTGTAAGGGTCAAGGGATTCCTCGACTGCCTTGGTGATGGGTACATCACTGACTCAAAGTCTACTAAATCTGTAGGGAAGTTCCGCTACAGTGTGCGTGACTTCGGGTATGACATCCAAGCGTACATCTACACGACTGTCTTTGGGATCAAAGACTTCTACTGGGTGGCGCAAGAGAAGACATACCCCTACCTACCTGCTCTCATCAAGTGTACAGAGAACACCTTGTTCACTGGTGAGATGAAGTTCCAAGATGCAGTTAAACGTATCCACAAATTTCTCAACGACGATGAGAAACCTACTATCTTCTTTGAAGAATTCGAAGTATAATCACTTGGCTTGGGCTGCCTTTGGGATGGCCTTGTACTTAGTGACTATGTATTTATTTGTATACCTTTTAAAATTTTTGATGCCATGAGCGACAAAAAGTATGATTCAGAACTGATTGGCTGGGTAGACGAACCAGTCTACAACGAACAAGGTGAATTGATCAGCTGGTCTATCAAGCTGAAAGATCATGAATTGAAAGACATCATGGACAACTACGTCACACCTCGTGACGACAAAGGTCAGGGCGGTAACGCTCGTATCAAGTTGTTCATGAGTAAGAACGGCAAAGCCTGTGGCTCTGTCTACAACTTCAACAGCGAAGCTGCGAAGGAGAGACGAGCGGCTGCAATGGCTCGCCAGAACGAGCAATCGGACGGAGATCTTCCGTTTTGATTTTGGTTTATGTTAGGTTCGAGACCCCGCTTCGGCGGGGTTTCTTTTCCCCTATACTATGGATGAGCCACCGATGATATACTACATGATCGTGCAGCTCTCGTACAAGAAGAACCGCAGCACCTTCAACGCAAAGGAATGGGTGGTCAGTATCCACGACACACCCGGAGGCATCATGAACAACGACAAGAAGATGATGCGTATGCTAGAGGAGAGGCTGTACGGTAAGAAGTACAAGAGCAAGAAGCAGATCATGATCAAGAAGATCTTAGAGAAGACACCCCTAACACGTCAGAGTAGACAAGCATTGAAATGAGCTACGATAACATAAACCCAGATCACTACAAGAAACACGGTAAGGAAGTATGGATGATGATGATAGACATCTATGGTCCAGAAGCCTACCTTCACTTCTGCCAGCTCAATGCGTTCAAGTACCGCATGCGGGCAGGTAGTAAGCCAACTTCAGAAGCATCTGAAGACATCAAGAAAGCTGAGTGGTACGAGTCAAAGCTTGATGGCAAAGACATCCAAGTGTACGAGCTATTCAAAAACGACAAGCAATGCAAGTAACATTCTTCA